CTTGAACACCGCATAGGTGCCGCTCAGGTCAACCCAGAGGTCGCCATCGATCGGCAATGCCGGCGCCGTCGCCGAATAGGTGACGACGTTGCGCGTCGCATTGTCGGCGGGCTTGCCCGTGCCGGTGATCGTCGGCCATTGCGCGGTTTTCGCGGCGGTATCGCGCAGCGCGTCGCTCAGCCCTTCCAGCGCGTTGCGCAGCGCCAGGATATAGCTGTCATAGACGCTGCGCACGATCGACGTGCTGGCGCTGATGTCGTTCCACGCCGGCGACAGGCCGTTGCGATACGCCAGCCAGTTCAGCCACGCGACGTTCAGCGTCGCAACCGCATCCGATACCGCCGTGAAATCCAGATAATCCGCCGCGCGCGTGATCAGCAGATCGTGCAGCGCCAGCAGCTCGTTGCTCAGCGGGATCAGGATCTCCGACTTTTCGTCGGGCGTCAGGATGCCGTCATCGCCAATCTCGGCCAGGCTCTTCAAAATCTGGTCGCGCAGTTCCGGGTCGATCGGGCTCAGCGCCGTCGGCACGCTGTTCGATGCCGCCAGCGCGAACGCATGCTTGCCGCTCGTTTCGGTCTGCAGCGTCAGCGTGACGATGCCCGTCGACGGGTCGATCGATCGCGACCGCACCAGCATCATCTGGTCGGCGGGCAGGCCGATCAGCCGGGCCAGATCGATGCCGATCTTGACCGTCGATCCCGCGCCATACGCCGCCAGACGCGGCTTCAGCGGCAGCGTCAGCGGCCCGCGCTCGCGGCTGTTGGCGACGATGTACCGCGCCAGCTGCGCCGCCTGCGTCCCGTTCTGCACCAGGTCCAGCTGGATTTCGCGGGTCTTCACTTCGCCGTCCGCCGACAGTGCCACGCTGTCCGATTGCGCGTCGCCGGGCACATAGGTCCATTGCTGCGCTTCGCTGCGCCAGCGCGGGATGACGGTGTTCAGCCGGTCCTTCCACGCCGTCATCGCCTGGAAATCGATGTCGCCATCGGCCAGATCGTCGATCGTGATCGTTTCGGTCGCCACGCGCGGCGCGTCCCAGCGGAACCGCAGCACCCCGCCCGCGAAATAGGGTTCGGCCGATCCCGCCTGGCAGATCGCTTTCAGGTTGTTCCACTTGGCGCTGTCGCCGGGCTCGAATATCGTGCCGCCGATCGTCCAGCCATTCGCCTCGCACACATTGGCCCAGGCGACCGCATCCTCCACGCTGATCGCCGCATCGCCCAGGTCGACGCCAAAGATGCGCTTGCCGTTCTGGTGGCGGCCATAGGCATAGGCCAGCGCATGCAGCGCCGGATTGTCCGAATAGCCCCAGCTCGCTTCGTTATCGATCCGCTGGGTGCCGCTGCCCCCCGGATAGCTGCTGTCCAGACGCGGGTCATAGACCGGCACCCCGTGCCAGATCGCGCCCAGCTGCGGCACGCCCGACGCGAATATCTTGCCTTTCTTGTCGAACTTCAGGCTCCACCCGATCGCGGCGAGCCCGCTCAGCTTGTACGCGCTGCCCCAGTTGGTCGCGCCTGCCCATTGCGGCGCCAGCGCGTCGGCCTCCGGCTGCGCGCCCAGCTGATAATCGCGATACAGGAAACCGGAATAATAGCCGGTCGCGCCCGTGCCGCTGAACGTCTGCGCGGTGAAATCCGTCGTCGCCGCTTCCAGCGCGGCGCACAGCCCCAGCGAATAGACCACGGCCAGGAACCGGTACGGGTTCGGCACCCCGTCGACCGTGCCGCCATAGCCCGTGTCGTGCACCAGCGTGCCGCCCGAATAGGTGCGGCCCAATATGCACGGCATGGGCTGGTTGGCGCCGATCGTCAGCGAATTGACCGATCCGCGCGCATTGGGTGGGCGGGCCAATAATGCCGCGCCCAGATTGGCCACCGTCGACACAATCCCGGCGATCGCGGCGACCTTGGCGGTCGTGGCGGCCAGCGCGGGAAAGGCGAAGCCCAGCGCCGTGGCAGCAAACGCCACCACACCGGCAATGATGCCGATGACCTTCAACACCTTTGCCACGCTCGATTGCCCCTTACAGTCGCCACGCCGCGATCAGGTGCGGCTTCAATGCGGTGATCCCGCAGAATGTCGGGTGCAGCCCGTGCCACCCGAAGAACATCTGGTGCCCGTCATAGACCAGCAGCGCCTCAAACGGGCTGTCGTCCCCCGGCAGCGCGGCAATATCGCCCACCAGCATCCGCGCCGGCGCGATCCGCTCGAACAGGCTGTCTATCAACCCCGACAGGCTGTCATGCCCCATGTCGGTCAGCGCCGTGCGCGCGCGGATCGCGCTGCGGATCGTCGGCAGCCGCGGCACCTTGCGCCCCATGTGCCGCGCCTGCGCGCGCGCCAGGTGGATGCACGTCGCCCCCTGCCGCCAGTTGAACGCCCGCCCCTCGAACTGGCGCAGCGTCTTCGCGGTCGCTGCCGCGCGATCGTCCAGCGTCATAGCGGCGCGAACTCATACTGGTTGGACTTGGCCCCCGCGCCATAGGCGCCGCCAAAGCCGCTGTTCGCCGCCACCACCGATCCGCGCGGCGGACTGTCCGCGCCCCACGCCACTTGCCCCGTCAAGCCATTGGCGTTCTGCAGGCCCAGCTCGCCGCCCCAGATCGATCGGTGGAACCCGTCCGACAGCGTGTTGCCTTCATTGCTCAGGAAGAACTTTTCCGCACGGCTGATCGTCGTCACGTCCAGCGATCGCTGGCCCGCCGTCAGCACCAGGCGCGACGTGTCCCACAGCATGTCGATCAGCTGTTCGGCATGGCTGATCGTCTTGCCGTCGCTGCTGAGCTCGCCCAGCCATCCCCGGATGCGGCTGAACTGCAACGCGCCGCTGGTCAGTTCGTCGGCCTCGGTCGCGTCGGGCGGGTAGAACCGGATGCGCCCGCCCGGCGCTTCGTCGCCCAGCCCTTCGGTCACCGGATCGATGCCCGCGACCGTCCCCCATTTGGCATCGCGCGACGTGTATTTCTCGCCCCCGAAATAGCAGAACCCGCCATCGCACAGCCGCACCGTTTCCAGCGGCATCTCGATCTTCAGCAGCCCCACCAGCGTGATGGCCGGTCCCGTGAACGCCATCAGCGCGCTTCCGTGATCGCGAACTGCAGGCCGAACCGCCGCGCCGCGTCGATCGTCCATGGCACCGGGCCTTGCGACAACAGCCCCTCGATCACCGGCGCCGCCAGGTTGATCGCGTCGCCGTCCGCCGCCTCGGCGCGCAGCGGCGGTTCGATGGCGATGCTGCCCGCGCCGCTGCCGTTCAGCGTCACGTCGGCCGCCGCCATGTACAGATATCGGTCGCCATCGGTCGTGATCGACAGGAACTGCCCGGCGCGCACGCCATAGCCCGCCGCACCGCTGCGCACCGCGATGGCATTGCCGGCCTGCCCGTCGCCATTCGCCACCGGACTGCCCGGCGCACCGATCGCCAGCTCCACCTGGCGCAACTGCCAGCGCACGCCTTCGCGCAGACCCGTCATCAGCGCCGCGATCCATGGCCGCGCCATATTCTCGGCCATGCGCGGCAAGCTGACCGTCAGCGCAAAGCGGTTGCCCAGGCGGTTGATCCGCTGGGCTTCACCGCCCAGCGCGCCTTGCAGCGTGCCGCCATAATCGATCGGCTGCCATTGCAGATCGACGGGGCCGGGCGTTGCCGGCAGATCGACTATCGCCATTGCTGTGCGTCCTTATACCAGCGATCGGTCACGGCGGCGGTCCAGCGTCTGCACCCCGCCGGATGCCCCCGCCAGCGCGATGCCCGGCGCTGCCCGCTGCACCACGCCCGATGCGCGGTTTTCCACCACCACGTCGAAATACTGGCTCGGCACGACTTTCACTGTCGTGCCGCCATTGCCCAGCGTGCGGCGCAGCGCTTCGTGGCTCATCACCGATCCCGATTGACTGGGCAGGAACAGTTCCGGCCCGCGCTCGCCGATCAGATAGGGCTGCCCGCCCGTCACCGGCCCGCCCTCCGCGCGCTTGGACAGGCCCAGCACGCCCAGGATCGACTTGCCGCCATTGGGGCCGGGCGCGAACAGCCCCTGCACCACGCTCAGCACCGAATCGAGCACGCCCAATATGTCGCCGTTCTCGATATCGTTCGCCAGGTTGCGCAGCGATCCCGTCACCCCCTGCGCCATCCGCGCATAGCTTTCGATGATCGTTTCCGATGCATCCTGCGCCTTCTTGGCCGTCTTGCCGAACCGCTTTTCCAGATCGTCGTTCACGAAATTCAGCTGGTCGCGTGCCTTGGTCGCCGACGATGCCAGATCGGTCTGGCTAGCCTCGATCCGCGCATTCGCATCGTCGATCCGGCCCGCCGTGCGGGTGTACGCATCGGCATATTCGCCCGCCGATATCTTCGCCTGCTCGTACATCGTTTGCAGGTTCGCCAGGTCCGCCGATGCATCGCGCAGCTCCGATCGGCCCGGGAACAGCCGGTCCAGCGTGCGCTGCAGCGTTTCATTCTCGGCTTCCATCAGCGCCTGTGCCGCCTTGATCGCCTTGGCATGCTCGCGCACTGCCTTGGCGGCGGCGACATCGGCAGCACTCTTGCGATGCGTCGATGCAGTCGATTTGTTCAGCTTTTCGGTGGCGGCATCATAGGCGTTCGACAGGCTGACATATTGCGACTGATATTGCTGCGCCGTGATCCGCCCCGCCTTGTAGCTGTCGTCCAGCCGGTCGAGCGACTCTTGATATGCCTTCGTCGCCTTCGCACCTTTGCTGCGCTCGGCATCCCCCAATGCTCGCAGGTTTTCGATTTCCTGATTCTGCACGAT